TTGTTTAAAATAACCAGTCACTGTGTTAATAGAATTTTTAAATCTCACGAGAGATTCATGACCAACAGGTCCTCGAATTGTAGGACCAGGTACACTACCACCATACGCTAAAAACCATGTACCGGGATGAGCTTTACAACCAGGAACAGAATTGTCAAACGGTCGTGCTTGTAATTGATTCACATTAAACTCATAAGATAACATACAATGTCCATCAGGTCTACAAACTTTATGTTTTGGAACTGCAACTGGTGGTTCCTTAAATTGATCAACAAATGGTGTAATTTTGTATGGCGAACTTGGAAATCCTCCAACACTATAAGTAATACCGTCTGTTTGAGTACAGATTAACGCAGGATCACCAAAAGGGGATACAGGAATTGGTGGTGGTACAACTTGTGTTAACACAAATTTACAAAGCAGAATTGTATAAAAAATACGAAAATTAAAAAACATTAAAATAATTCAATAAACTTGTAATATATAGTTTTATATTATAATAGATTTTTAAATCATTTTTTGTTTAATAAATTTAATTTTTAAAAATTATTAAAAGTATATTTGTTATTTAAAGATAAAAATTTTTAAATATAAATGAAGTTAAATTGGTTAACATTACCTTTTACGGTACTTGATTCTTTACAAGATTCAAATGTATGGAATATTTCAAAAATTGGATGGGGTAAAGATAATAAAAATCACAAAGTATTAGATGATAATATTCTTCAAGTATTTTATCCAAATGGTAGTTATTCTCCAAGTAAAAACCCACAGGGCGGTATAGGATTTTATGCATCACCACAAGACCTGTTCCCAACAGAAGAAATAATAATGAGTTACGATGTAAAATTTGATGAAACATTTCAGCCAGTATTAGGTGGAAAATTACCAGGGTTGTTTTTAAGTGAAGGTATTGAAAAAAAATATATGAAGGACAGCAGTGGTGGAAAGCATAACAATAAAACTGGAAGTATAAGAATAGCATGGAGAAAAGATTTTATTGGAGAAGCTTACGTATATCTTCCAAAAAATCAAAGCTTAGAATACACTCAAATTCCAAATTTAATACAAAATGATGAATATGGTGATTCATTATGGAGAGGTCTTTTTGAATTTTTGCAAAATGAGTGGAATCAAATTACAATGTATATTAAATTAAATACATTTGATGAAAGTGGAAATGCAATAAATGATGGTGTATTAGAGCTAACAATAAATGATCATAAAGAAACTTTTGATAAATTAATATGGAGAACAAATCCACAAACAAAAATTACAGCAATTTTATTTTCTACATTTTTTGGTGGAAGTTCTATTAAATATGCTACACCAAATGATACATATAGTTATTTTAAAAATTTTAGAATTAAATAAAATATATAATATAATTTAATATATATTTTATTAATTATTTTACAATTACAAATTGTTTTTATACTTTTTTGGGTTTATAATGTTTTTTTTGTTTTATGATGTTTTTTTTTGTTTTATCATGTTTTTTGTTTATAATATTTTAAAATTGCCAATTATAATCACCAATGTTAAACAACATAACAGTGAAAATGATGATAGTTGTAAACATGCTAAATAGTTTATTTATAAATGTGAAAAGTAAAATATAAATATATTGATTTCTAAGATGTGAATTGAACAACGAATATACCAAGAAACATACAACTGGATAAGACAATAATACAATATAAGGAACAAGTTTTAAAACATTTTGTGGTTCATAAAAATCAGCTAACAAATAGATGAAATAAAATGTATTGAACATTCTGAAATAAACAAAACACATTCTCAAAACATCAATTAAATTGAACAAACGCAATAGGATATTAACATTTGGTCCAATAATATTGAAAATAGAATTGAAAAATGTATTGTGAGTCCATCTTTTACGTTGGCTAACATATTCTGCAAAATTTTGTGGTGGAATAGTATAAGCATGTGCTCGTGTATCTTGAAGAATTACAGCATTATCGGTTGTATAAATAATAGAGCTTGTTAAACGTCTATCAGTTCCAATAGATTGAACACAACATTCAACTAAATTTTTCTCATTTGGTAATGTTGAATATACATTCATAATATTAATAAATTCTTCAGAAACTTTAAGCATTGAAATACATCCTGGTAAACATAAAACTTGATTCATAAGATCTTCATTTGTTCTACGAATATATTGTCCATATAAATATTGATAATTTTGAAGATTATTCCAGAACCAATAACTATCTGAATTTGATTTATCAACATTTGCTACACCAGCACATGCAATTGCATTTTTAGTTTTCATAGTATCAACTAAACAATTAATTGCATTTTCATCTACAATAGTGTCTGCATCTGTATTAAAGATATAATGAATTTCGTTAATACCAAAATTTTCAAGGACGTCGTTTTTAAATTCGTATCTCAAATTTTGATTTTTATTTGAAAAATTTGTTCTTTGAAAATTAAATAGGTCATTAATCAAGATAATACTATCTTTTTTACCTACGTTATTGTCTTTTTGAATATATACAACATTATGTCCATTAAATGTTCCAAATACAACATTGATTTTGACATCTAATTTTTTCCATGATTCATACATAAATTCCTTTGTATTAATTTTAGTAAACAAAGATGAATAATCATTTTTACCATCTGATACAATAACTGGTAAAATATTATTTGTATTAGACTTACTATTCAAAATAGACGTTAGAACCTTATCAATTTGAACAAATGATTCGTTATAAGTCGGAATAAATGCAAGAATATTATTCATTTCATCACTAAGATTAACTGGTGGTAAATCAGTATATTTTTTAGCAATTTTGCAATAAATCATATTAAAGACAAACATAACAGACATGATAATATCCTTTGATTTAAGAACAACGATAATAAATAAAATAACTTGAAGATTTTGTGTATAATACACAAGAACACATCCGCCAGCATTCAACATTAAAACAAATAAAATTAATAACCATTTTTGAACCGAAAACCAAATTTCTTTATTTGCACGCACACCACCGCTATTACCAAAAGAGTTTGAAAAAGCAAGTGTAAATACGATTATAGCAAGTACTAAAAGTCCAAATGTTAATGCGACAATTGCAGAAGTTTCCATATTATAAACTATTTTAATTTAAAGTTAAAATATTTTATTTCATATTCATTTTTTTTTTATTTAAAGAAAATAAATTTTCACCATCTATAAACTTGTTGTTGTAATTTGTCATGATACATTTTTTTCCACCATCTTTGAATAGTAATTGCAGCTGACTCTTGCATTAATCTAGTTGATGTTAAAAAAGTTACATGTGTTGAATATGGTATTGAACTAGCACATTTACCATCTTTTGTATAATAAAATCCCATTGTTATTACTTATATTTAACTTTATTTTTAAGTTAATTATAAAAAAGAAGTGAATAAAATTACGTAATATGTTAAATTGATTTTAATTTGTTTATAATAACTGATCCTGAACTATCATGGATTTTTTCCATATTTTCAATAAATTCATATACTATATTTCCTTTGTCATTGCTATAATATACTTTTCTAATACCTTTCTTTTTTAATTTTTCTATACATGCATTGCATGGTCTAGAATTTTTTAAAGTATTAGATTTATCACCAACTCTAATAATAAGTATATCTAATCCTTTTACATTTTTGTAGTTGTGTTTTGATAAAGCATCAATTTCGGCATGAATACTTAACTTTATCATTTGATTTGCGATTAATAAATTTTTAAAATATTTATTGTTTCCAATTGTTAAAATTTTGTCATTTTTAAAAATACATGCACTGTGTTTATAATATAAACTTGAATTCAATGCATTTTTTTTCAACTTGTTCAAAATATTTTCAAATTTAGATATATCATTACATTCCTTTATTAAAGAATGTGAAGGCAACATACTTCATTACTTTATAAAAGTATTTTAACAATTTTTTTCAATTTTTTTGTTAAAATAATTTTATTTCTTTAAGTTCTAAATTAAAACCAACTTTATTATCTTTTATCCAAAGATTTCTAATATCAATATATAATTCATCATATATATATCCTTTTTTAGGAAGAAAAAATTGTTTTTGTATATCATTTTCAAAATAATTAATAAAATATTTAGATTTAAAATGAGGTAAATAACATCTTATTGTAAATGATTCCGGTTTATTTACATACATGTCATAAATAGTTTTATTTTCATGTGAGTCTGAATTTTTATATAATTCTAATATTGACTCATTAACTTTTTTCAAAAAAAGAAATAAATTTAAAGAGTCTTTTTTGTTATATTCAAATGTAATATGGTTTAATGATATATCTATTATTTTTGCAGTATATAGTTTTATAGCAATATTTGGATTAATATAGAAATTATAATTTAAAGAATTTTTTTGGAATTTTTTTGTTAATTTTAATTGTTTATTTGTCTGAAGTTCATATAATATGTCTGAGTTTAAAATAATAGTCATGATACTTTATTATACATAAAAATAATTTATTTTTCCCGAATGTCTTTTCTACAAACCGGACAACTTATTTTTTCATTACACGCCCAATGATGAATACATTTTTTATGAAAAAAATGATTACATGGTAAAAATGTTATATCGTCGTTTATATTATAAGATTCTAAACATATATTACAATCTTTTGTATTGTATTCCTCAATATTATTATCATTTATTTTTTCTGTTTTCAGATTATTAAATTCTTCTTCAGAAATAGTTACTTTTACATCTTCAAAAGCTGGTTCTGATATATATTGTACTATATTTCCATATAAATCACCCAATAAATTTGTAATATCATTGTTATTTGCTATAATTCTTGATTGTCGTCTATGTCTTATGACACGCGGTCTTTCTACTTGTGGTATTTCTACTTGTCTTTCTATGCGTGGTTCTATTATTGGTTCTATACCATAATCATCAATTATAGATGATAAAGATGGCAATTGTTGATTTGTCATAACATTTTCTTCCAAATTATTTTCTTGCATTTGTGAAGCAGAATTATGATTATTTGGCGCAAGTCTTCTTTCTCTAATTAAATCTATAAATTGATTAATTGTTTGTCTATCCATGATGTCATCTAATAAACTTGCATCTCTGAAAAATTGTAATACATCTATAAAATTACCTGTACGTGCAGTATCATTTGTTTCAGCAAAATAGTCACCTGCTCTATTACTAGTACCTATATCATTTGCATTAGTGTTAACAGTATATGAATAATTTGATGGTCTATATCTATTTCGGCGAAAATGAAATCCGTTATTTAAAAGAAATTGCTGATTGTAATTTTCATTAAAGTTTTGAACTAAAGGAACATTTTCAATTACCATATCAATCCAATTTTCATATAAATTATTTAGAAAATCATCTATATTATTATCGTTGTTGTTGTTCATTATAAAATATAATATTAATTATTTTAAATAAAAATTCAATTTAAATTCAATTTAAATTTAATTTCAAATATTTTGTAAATTTTCAGAAATTTTATGTAAGTCTTTTAAATTTATAATGTTCATCTAATGCTCTTAATAAAGATGGTGACATATCTAAGACTTGATGTTCAGCTTCTTCAATTAAATTTTTATCATATATATTACTGTTTATAATAATGGATTTATCTTGTTCTTGTTGTTTTTCTAAATTTATCAGGTTTTTCTTATATAATTTATATTGTTCTTTTTCAAATTGGGTTTTATATTTTATATCTTCTGTGTTACTATCATTTATATTATCTATTTCATCTATTTCATGTATTTCATCTATTTCGTCTATTTCTTTATATAAATAATTTGAAGCTTTTTTCACTTTTGATTTTTCTTTTTCTAATATTTTTTTAATATTTTCTTTTTCTTTTTTTGTTAATTTTATGAGTTTTTCTGGATTTTTAACATGATTGTTATATACTTCAATGTCAGCGTAATTACAATTATAATTTGAATCTGAATCTATTAAATCGTCAGATATCAGAAGACCATTAAAACTTTTAACCATTGCAAAATTTTGTAAATCTGCTGTATTATAACCATAAAATCCATCTGTCGTATAATGAATCAATTGTTTAGAATCAGAATTGTCATTGTTTAGTTTGTTATTTTTAATCAAATTATAATCAAATATCAAATTAAATTTATCATTTTCAAATTTAGATGAATTAAATTGATTAATTATAATTTCATTTTCATTTAGTTCTTTTAAATGACTATTTTTGTCTTTTTTAATATTATTTATTTTTTTGTTTGAAGAATATGATTTTTCTAAAAATGTATTATTAAATTCATTTAATTCTGATTTATTTTTAAAAATTTTATTCTCATAATTTTTATTTTTATATTCATTTTTGCGAATATTTGTATCAATAAAGGATGTTTCGCGTTTCTCTTTAATATGCTCAATGCATTTTCTTAATATTTTGAATCTTTTTTCATTCTTAATTTTATCTTTTTCTGTTTTGGCTTTGTCAGGATGATATTTTTTTGCTTTAGTTTTATAAGCCTTTATTATATATTCTAATTCGTCATCTTGATCAACTTCTAATATAAAGTATGGATCATAATATTTATCATCTACTAATACATAATTCTCAGACATTATTTAATTTATAAAAAATATTTTTAAATTAAATTAATTACTTTTTTATAACTCTATTCTTGATCTTTGTCACATTCTGTGTCGCATTCTGTGTCCTCACATTCATCACATTCTTCACAATTGCAATTTTTACATTCTTCACATTCACAATCATCGCATCCATTACATTCACACTCGTCTTCGCTTTCACAAGAATAATCTAATAATTTATTTATAACATACATTTTCATTGTTCTTGAAAAATTTTCATATAACCAAAAATGTTGATATGTAATTTTTTTTCTATTGTACAATGTATTTGATTCTTTTGTTATTTCAAATCCTTCTTTAGAAGAAACACATATGTGTTTGTCATCATTTGTTTCTTTTTCTGATTGTTCATTCTGAACAAGTTCTTTTTTCACGATAATACCATATAATAAATTTTTAATTTTATCTTCTGAATAGTTATTGTATAATTCATTTTCTAAATCAATTAATTTTAATCCATTTACGTTAAAAGAATTATCATTTTTATGACATTTATATAGTAATGTTGTAATATTTCTTTTACAGTCTAATTGTCTCCAAATAATATAATTAAGACATTCGTAATCAATATCAAATTCTACAAATGAACATTCAAATGTAAAATCTATATTTATATCATTTTGTTGTAATTCTTTACTCATCATAATACTTGCATAACTTGTCATTTTTGATAAACTTTTATTAAGATTTCCATCGTATTGAAAATGACCTTCGTCATTATAATAAAATACCAAATGAATTTCGTTATTAAATGTATATATGAATGTTGGGTCAAATCTATCATACAATTTAGAACACACGTTCTTTAAAATATTATTATATTTTTCAAAAAGTGATAGTTTATCATCCAAGTTACTTAAACTATTAACATATGCAAGTAAATTCTTGGATTTCAAAGAAAAAATATGGGGCTTGTAAGGATGACATGTTTCAGAATTATATCTTGTTTCAAGCATTTTCATTCTTGATTGAATACCTGCTTCATCGTAATTATCATTAAATATATTATAAATAGATTCAAAGTATTTTTTAATATTTTCTATAAATTCAAATAACATAATGTTATGATTAATAAATTATAATATTTTAAATTTTATAATTTTAAATAAAAAATGAATAGAAATAAATAAAAACCCTTTGTACATTAAGATATGACCAATAATAACATTCTTTTGTTAATACGAAATTTACCATTTGAATTACGCGAATATATAGTATCACAAGATTTGTACTTGACAATTTGTATTGGTAATAAAAAAGTTATTAAAAAACTAATTAATGATTTAAATTTAGATTTTGAAATGTTAATAAAAAATTATAATCTATATACGATAGAATATATAATATGTAATTTTTATAATCATTTAACAATTTCTCCTTATTATGATAACTTAGTTTTAGATATTGCAATATATACATATAATTTTGATAAAATTAAATTAATTGATAAAATAATACCTAGTTCCATCTGTACAACAGATGCATATAAACATATAGTAGAACAAAAGATATATGACATTGAAAAATGGATCAATTTAAATAGACCTGTTCAATTTATGAATTTAAGAACAAAAAAACTAAAATGCGAAAAAATATCTGAACAAGATTTAATTCGTTTACCTATAGATGTACAAAGAAGATATAAAAAAAAATTGATACCGTGTACATGTAAAGAATGTGGAGGCAATGGAGTTGGATACAAATAAGTTGTAAATTATTGATAATTTAAATTTGCAAAATAAATAGCAAAAAAGGCTAATATAACTGATAAAATTGTATATTTGTTAAGTGGTTCGTCATAAAGAAAATATCCTAAACTAATTGCTAAAACAATACTTATACATGACCATGTAACATTTAATTTACTAAGTGGAACATTATGATAAGCATAATGTAATACATAACCAACTAACATATAAAAAGCTAATCCTATATTAAATTTTAAAGAACCATGATTACTGTTTTTTAAAGTATTTTGTGCAAGACTTTCTATTATTGCAACAATAAGTGCTAAAATAAGTATTTCATCAACAATAGAATTATCAGTATATTGTTTAATTTTATCTAATAATGAATCTATATTTGTCATTTGCGTTTTGCTATCCATGATGATAATTCTTATTATAAATATATAATAAAAATTTTTACTAAAAAATAATGATTTACATAAGATTATATGGTGAATTTTGATAATTTGCATTAATAAATTCATTAATAGAAGAAGAACTTGTATTATCATTTAGTTCTTTTTTTTTAGATTCTAATTGTTCTTTTAATTCTTTTATTTCATTGTCATTTTTAGCATTGTCAGTTGATAAAATAGATAATTTATGTTCTAAATCAGAAATTTCATCTAATAAAGTGTTTAAAAATTCTTGTGGAATAGAAAATTTAAAATTATCATCAAGAGTATTATTAAGCGTTTCCATCTGTGATTTGCCATTTTCTAAATTTTCAAATGCTTTATTTAATTCTTTAATAGAATTTTCTCGTTCTTCGGTGTCATATCCATTAAAATTTTTCATATTATTTAAAAGTTGTTTTTCAGTATTTTCTAATTCTTCACGTAATTGTTCTGTTTTTTCTTTTAATGAATGAATTTTTTGTAACACTGCAATTGGATGTTCTTTTTGACTTGAAGATGACTGTGATTGTCCTTCACGAATAGCTTCCTTTATCATTTCATTTTTTCTTTCATGCCATTGTTGATTAGCAGCTTCTCTGTTTTCAAGATAACCCTTAATTAAATTATTTAATTGTGTATTTTGATATTCTACATTTGGAATTTCCATAGGTTCAACTGCTAATGGGAAAAATTTTCCAACTTCAACTGTATAAATATCATAATTGTTATCAATATTCATTAATCGTTGAGTTTGTGATTTGGCTTGATCAATTGAATTTACAACACCTCTAACCTTTAATCCCCAAACATCACATTTTTGAGGCATATGTGGACCTACAATACTAACTAATGCATATGTTTGACCAGTAATAGGAGGATCTTCAAATAAATAATCAATTGTTTTGGAATTCATTTTAATTGTTGTTTATATTTTTTTGTTAGAATAAAAACGTAATTAATAAAAAATTTATAAATAAATAAACTATATTTTTAAATTAAGAAATACGAAAAATATTAATATGAATAATGAAGAATATTCTAGAATTAAAAGAAAATTAAAAAGTCTATCAGAAAGAATCTTGTTATTAGATGTAAATTATTATCCTATTCCAAATTTTGCACAGTGTAAAATATTAAGTTCAAAAAACAAAGAATACTCTATTAATATACAAGTAAAACATCAAAATATAGAAAAAGATGATGAAAATGATACATTGGATATTTCATGTACATGTATGGATTATCAAGTTAGAAAAAATTTTTGTAAACACATTTTTTGGTTTTGTAGAAATAGTTTAAATCAATCAACAATGAATCCTTTAGATTGTAAATCAAGTGATTTATATGAATTTGTATATTACTATTTACATGTAGGTTTAAGTAAAAAAAAGGGACGAAATGAAAATTGTCCAATATGTTTAGAAAAAATATATTACGAAAGTGAAAATTATATATGTTGTGAAAATAATTGTGGAAATGCTGTTCATAATATATGTTGGTCAAGATATAAATATATAGGTAATACTTCAAAATGTGTATTATGTAGAAAATATATATATCAATAATCAATAATACTTCATCTTATATAAAACAATTGACATAGTATATGAACTTATTTTATTTTTAATTTGTGGAATATAATCGACATTATATTCTTTTAATTGGTTTAAATATTTTACTAGCATATTTGTATTAATAAATTTATGATTTATTAGTTTGTTCACCCCTACTAAAAGCATTAAAATTGATTCAAAATAAAGTTGCGTATATAATATAAAATTTACTAAATCTTTGTTATCATATTTAAATGATAAATTTAAACTCTTATCATGATTTTTTAAATATAAATAATTATAATTGTTCACATATAAAAGATCATTCAAAAGTTGTAAATAATTAGGATTACATTTTTTTTCAAGTTCTAATTTTTGTATATTATATCCTAAATTATATAAAGCTATTTTGCATAAATGTTCTTTGCATGTATTCCAATATTCGATATTCATATCATTATATACATATTTAGAAATATAATCATATACTATATTTTCATTAATATACATTTAGTTTAATTTAATAATTCTTTTAAATTAATATTTAACAAGTAAATTTATCTTTTAATTCAACTAAAAATTTTAAATTTTCATCTATTTTATAATCATTAATTTGACACACGTATTTTTCTATAAATTCTTCATTTCTATTTTGTTTTTTATTAAGTCTGACAACAAACCCAACCTTTTTAGTGTATGATATATAAGAATTATCACAGTTTAATAATTTCATTAGTTTTAAAGTTTTATATTCTTTATAATTAAATTTATGTGATATACAATAAGCATGAAATCCATTAAACGTTTCATATAATAAAAAAGTATAGGGATATTTAGATAATAAACATTTTATAAATGATAATAAATCTATTTTATTTTTAAATTTATCATTACAATCCCAATCTAATACTAATAAATTTTTAAATGAAATTAAATTATATATTATAGTTTCATTTTTATTGTAACATATTTGTTTTCCTATTATATAATCATTTGTTTTTTTTTCTATTATATATTTTTTATTATTAAAACATGGTGTAAATATATTTTCTAAATTGAATTTTTTAAATATTTGACAAATATCATAATGTGTTAATTCATTTATTTCTTTGGATGTCAAATTAGATAATTCTATATTTTCTGATTCTAAAATATGGTTTAAATAATTTATTTGTTTTAAAGAAGCTAATTTGTACATTACTATTAAATTATGTTAATAATAAAAAATTAAAAAAAATTCAAATAATATCAAATGAAACACTTTCATACTACATTTTTAGATATTTTAAATAATAGAGATCCTATAAAAGAATTAGATAATTCTGAAAATATAACCTTGACATTGGAAACAGCAGATGATATTATAAAAAGCGCTGGTTATTTTATTAAAGGTATAAAAAGAGAACAAGAATTATTAAATACCAATATTCATTATTATGTAGCAAAAGATAAATTAACAAACACAATATATATATGTTTTAGAAATTTATTAATGATTGATATTGATATTGATAAAATTAATGTAGATGAGCAAAATAAAAATCATATAACTGATGAATTTATAATTGATTATTTTAGTAAAAAAAAGGAGTCTTTTAGAATATACAAATCAATAAACGGATATCATATTTTTTGTACATCAAAAAAATTTAAATATAGATCAAAGGAATCAATTGAATTTATGCTCAACAATATGTGTGATAAATATTATTGTATGTATTCTTATTTAAGAGGATTTTGTGTTAGATTAAATAGAAAATTTAATGAAATAGATGAAAATCCTGATAAAAATAAAACTTGTAAAATTTATAAATTGTTGGCAGTAATTAATAAAAATAATGAATTACCAGAACAAAAAAAAAGATTAGAATTAATGGATAGATTATTAATGAAATATAAAAATGTTTATAATTTAAATTTAGCTGAAGCCTGACACACTTAGTTAAATAGATGGATAAAATACCCAATTAATAGTTTTATCTTTTTGTGCCATTTCACCTACTATTTTTTTAAAAATTTCATCTTGTTGACGTAATTTATCAGCGCTTTTAAGTAATGGGAAATATTTTGCGAATTCATGAAGACCTAATATTTTAAACATTTGATGAAGACAATAAGAATAACTTAAAAAATTTCTTCTATTGGGTGGTTTATGTCTTTCATACGGTTCTTGTATTTGTTGAAACATTGTTTTAATTTTATCTTCTATTTCTTGTGTAAGAGTAAATGGTGGTCTTCCGTTTATTCTATTAATAATATTAATGACATTGTCATAATAATCATTTAAATTTAATTTTTTAAGATATCTTTTTACTTTTTCTTCCGTAAGTAAAGATAGATCTTTTAATTTTTCTTTTTTTGCTTCTAAAATTACTTTGTCAAGAATTTCTTGAGATATAATTCTATTTTCTCTTGCTGTAAATCTTCTTAGCCAATCTTCAAGATGTGATATTTTTTCATATGTAAATTGTGGTCTATAATCATAATCTTGCATTTCTTTATATGATAAATCATTATGACAATCTAATGTTGTTTTACATGTGCCACAATATGTACATGTTAAAAATCCACCAGATATTTCCATTATGTTATTACAATTTGGACATGTTGTTTGATCTTTTATATATAAATTTCTAAAACTAATATAATTATTATCGAATTTTTTTAAATATTCATCTGTCATGTCATTTTTTTGAATAACTATTTCATTAAGTTCTTTTGTATTTTCTTCTGACATATTTGTTTTATTCAATAAATCTTCTTCTTTACTTTCTAAATCCATATATTTCATAATAAGTTCAGATGATTCCAATAAATATTTTGTTTCTTCTAACCCAGATTCTACTTCATTTTTAGTTTTTAATAAATTATTTATTTCTAAATGAATTTTATCCATTTTATAATAATTATCATCGGCATTTGCTGTATTTAAAGTATTTAATTCTTTTGTCAAATGTTTTATTTTTGTATTTAGTGTTTTAATTTTCTCGTTTTTATTTTTAAATTCTTCTAATTTCTTTTCGTGTTTACTTAAAATAGAATGATGGTTTTTAGAGTGTTTTTTTTTACCGGATTTTGATATTTTCGAATAAACTGGATCTTCGTAATTTGTTTTTTTTTTTCTCATAATAATAATATACTACATAAATCTATTTTTTTAAATATATATAATACAATTTAAAAAATTACACGAAGATATGCGTAATTCTTAATTTAAATTTTTAATAAATGAACTGGTTGGATAATGTAGATTATTAAGTATCAAATTATTATTTTGAAAATTGAAATTCATTAATAAATCTATAATTTGTCTGTTTATATCTAATATAAAGACTTTGTTAATATTATTTCTATTTAATTGTATATTGTTATTTATTCTTTGATCATAAACTTTTATAATTTTATTATATGGTATATTTGTTGAATCTATTACATTAAAATCTAAATTAATAATTCCATCCATCATTTTTAAAAATTCATCATCATAATTACTAAAATGATTATTTAAATTCATATAATAGATTTCCCAGGAAAAATCATACGGCTCTGGTAATTTTTTCAAGATTTGAATAATTTTTTTACAATTTGGTATAGATTCTGTATTTTGTATAGTAAATAATATACCATCAAATCCGTAATTACATAAATTTTTAATAATTGTTGATATATCTGAATTTTCATAATTTTCTGTAATTTGTACTTGTAAAATAGTTTTAATATGTCTATTTTTTGCTTTAATTTCAAATAGTGTTTGTAAATATGATGTATCAATTGTAAACATATTATAAATTATATAAGATATATTTGATAATACCTTTTCATTTGATATTAGGTTTAAAGCATCTAAATTATTACATTGAATGTAAAGTTTGTACATTTTTATTAATTTAATAAACAAAATTAAAAAAAAAATAAAAAATAATTATAAATAAAATGAATTTAAAAAGAAATAACTTTATAAATAAAAAGAAAAGTAAAATCAACAATGAAGACACTTAGCACAGTATTATATATGACATCTATGTATTTGGTTTCTGGAATGTATTTTCCATATAATCAATGTTCGTTCAGTAATGACCAAAATTCATTTAGTTGTGATATTCCAAAAAGCAAAGTATGTAATACAACTGGTGAATTTATGTTAAAGTTTAATGAATCGTGTAAAGTGAATAAGTTGTGGAATTGTTCACCAACAAAGTGTGAAAATAAAAAAGTAACAAGTACTGTTACAGAAACTTGTACTGAAACTATTGTTGAAGAAACCACTAAAACTGTTGAAAATACTGTAGTTCAAACAAGTACTGTGGTTGATGTTACAACTGTAAGAGATATTGTTACAAATTTTACTACCGTTACAGACTTTAGTACTGTTACAGGGTTTACTACTGTTACAGACTTTGTTACAGACGTTGTTACTGGTACTATTACTATAACTGAGTGTCCAAGTCCATCTACTACAGTAAGAACAAGATCTATTGTAGTTACTGAAACAGAAACTTTTACTACAGAAACAAGTTCAGTTACGGAATCAACCCCTTGTCCAGAAAGCACAATGACAAGAAATGTAACTGTTACTGAAAGTGTTACTGAAACAAGTTCAGTTACAGAATCAACACCGTGTCCAGAAAGCACTATTACAAGAGACTTAACTGTTACTGAAAGTGTTACTGAAACAACTATGGAACCATCAACCACACAAACATCTGAAACAAGTTATGTTACAGAATCAACACCATGCCCAGAGAGTACCATGACGAGAAATGTAACAGTAACTGAAAGTGTTACAGAAACAACTATGGAACCATCTACTTCACAGACTACAGAAACAAGTTCAGTTACTGAATCAACCCCTTGTCCAGAAAGCACTATTACAAGAAATGTAACTGTTACTGAAAGTGTTACTGAAACAACAATGGAACCATCAACTTCACAAACTACAGAAACAAGTTCAGTTACCGAAACAACAATGGAACCATCAACCTCGCAAACTACAGAAACAAGTTCAGTTACCGAAACAACAATGGAACCATCAACCTCACAAACTACAGAAACAAGTTCAGTTACCGAAACAACACCTTGTCCTGAAACAAGTTCAGTTACAGAAACAAGTATGACTGAATCAACATCTCAAACTGAAGAAACTTCTACTACTGAATATACAGAAACAAGCATGACAGAATCAACTTCACAAAGTGAAACAAGTTCAGTTACCGAAACAAGTTCAACAACAACTGAAACATTTGAAATTGTTACAGAAACACCAACTCCAGTATAAGTCAAAAATAAAATATCATCAAAAATTAAAAAATCAAAAAAAAAACAAGTTGAAAAAATATTTTAAAATTATCTTTTATTACTAATGAATAAAAGATTTTTATTGAAAGGAATATTATCGTTATATCAATCGTTTAGTTTAATTAATAATGAATCTTATACAATTAATACAAATACTAATTTAAATAAGTGGTTTGAATTATCATATTCAAATATATATAACTTGGCAACAATGTCATATGATGTATATGAAAAACTTGATATAAATTTTAATAAAACTATAGACATAAGTAAAGATAATGATACGGTTAAAGCATATTTATTTTCAAGTGAAGATAAAAAAACACATGTAATAAGTATAAAAGGTACATCTATAATTTTTGGAAATTCGCTTAAAATATTCAATAGTGTCTATAATGACAAATTTAATGATAATTTATTTTATTCTTGTTGTTTTTATAAGGAAAGCAGTTTATATAATAAAATAGATGAATTATTAAATGAAAAATGTTGGGACGCACAAAAAGTTAAAGGACAATTAATTTTATCATCAAAAGCAATATGTAAACAAAAATGCTTTTCACTTATGAATAAACATGTTCTAAATTATATATCTATAACATATAATATAATTAAGCAATTAAAATCACAAAATATTTATAATATTGATTTTGAAAATGATGAAATTATTTTTACAGGACATTCTTTAGGAGGAAGTTTGGCAGTTGTAATGGGTATTTTATATAATAAACCAGCTGTATCATTTGAATCACCAGGTATTAAAAATTATTTGTTACAAAGTAATATTTTAAAAGATTATAATAAAACGATTGATTCTATAAGTAATATATATAATTTTGGTCATAATGCTGATACTATATTTACAGGAAAATGTGTTGGTAAATTTAGTTTATGTTATATAGGCGGATATAATATAGAAACAAAATGTCATATAGGAAAAGTATGTGAATATGATGCAATAAATAAACTAAATATAAGTGAATCTATATTTACACATAAATTAAAATATATAATAGATAAAATTATACCACATTGGGAAAATGATTTTCCAATATGTGAAGATAAAAAAGAGTGTAATGATTGTGAAAATTGGATATATACATAATTATATTATTAATTTTTGTAAATTAGGAGGTATTTTTTTGTGATTAAGATATTTATCAGCTGAATATCTTTCTATAGGTTTTCCTTTAATTTTATCTGTATATATAAAATTTTGAATAATATTATTTGATGTATCATTTGAAAATAATAAATAAAATTTTTGTTCTAATGTCATATTATTTCCTTTATAATTTCTTGTGATTTTTTCATATTCAAAATATTTATCTTTATATTCTTTTTTCAAACTATTTGAAATTGATTTAATATCTTTAATATAATACCAGAAATCTTTATAATATTGTTTAGACAATACATAATCTAATTCTTCTGGTAAAAAGTTTTTATTAATAAATGTTTTAAATTGTTTTGGTAGCTTATAATATGTTTTTATACTATTTATAAAACTTGATAAATCATAAAATTCTTTACCTATATGAGTTATATATTTCAAAGTATCTTTATAATGCCAATCAACAACTAATTTATTAGGAATCCATGCAAACCCAAAATCATGTAATAAAAAAACAAATCCCAAATTTGGAAGATAATATTTAGTATCATTTAATGTATATGTCCAAAATCCCCCCGGTTTAACTTTATGAACAAGAATGTTGTCTGTATGAAAGTCAGTGTGTGACATATTATAATATCTTTTTATACAAATTAAAGCATACATTATTTGAAATAATGCGTTAAACCATAAATCGTCATTATGTTTTTTTTTAGCCCAAGAATGAAAAGATTCTGAATTTGCAAATTCGTTATAACTTGATATAGTTTTATTTGTTGAATTATATTCCCAATAATAATTTAAAGAAAAATTAGGACAAATCTTTTGAAAAATAAGTTGATTAGTTAATGTTTGTGCGATTAATTCAATTAAACTATTTTCATTATAATATTTTTCGGAGTAAAAGATTTCATATAATTCATGAGATGATAATTTCAAAATTTTTTTAGGTATTTTTTTAGTTTTTTGAATTTTAAGTAATTCAACAGTTTTTAAAATAAGAATCATTTGACCATAATTAGGATATTTAAATGATGTTTTATATATTTTTCCTTCTATACCAGCGCTTATTAATTTACTATCAAATAATTCTGATAAATTATTATACTCATCTTTTTTAAGTTCAGAATTAACATTATTCATAAATTTAATTAAATCTGATTTTCTTTCTTTTGTAGTATATTCCATTAACCTTAAATTAATGTAATAAAAAAATTATTATATTTGATTTAATTATTTTTACTTTATTATAATTTTTAACAAGATACAATTTGTTACATATAATAATTTATTGTTTTATTTTAAAATATCTTTCATAACTCTTTTTGAAATTTATTCTATATCCAAATGTAAAAGCTTGGTATCTTTTTGATAAAATAAAATTAATAATATTTTTGAATTGTTGTTTAGGGTCATTTTCTGTTTCTAAACCTTCTATATCTAACCTATCATCAAGTATTGATTTTAATAAAGCGGCTGTAAACGCACAACTTCTTTGTTTTCCAGCATGACAGTGTACTAAAATTTTATTACCAGCTTTATATCTATTAAGAATAGTAGGCAATAATATTTTAAACCATTGTTCCATAAGTATAAAATCTTTTTCTAATAAAGAATCATTAACAGGAATTCTATACGTGACTAAATATAATTTTTTAGCATCTTCATTAATTTCATCTATAAAAGGTAAATCTGGTGTACAATTAACAATAACGTTAATATTATTTTCTTTTAAAAATTCATAATTATGTGCAGAATTTATATCACCAAGCCATAAATTTGGTATAACTAAACTATATGATGAAAAAAATAAATTATATATTGATGTTAGAATATAGGAAAACATTATAAACTTAAACAATAAATTAAAAATAGAAAATAAATTTCAAAACTAATTATAATGAAAAAGATACCAAAGCAAATAATAATTAAAAAAAAAGGTACAACAAGTAATTACACAACATCTGAATATCCAGGAACAGAAACCGACACTGTAACTGACACTCACAGTTCTTATAGTGATGATTCTGATGATAATACTACTATAAATAATAAAACTATACATATTAAGTCACAATCAAAGTCAAAGTCCAAGTCAAATACAAAAGAAAAGAAACCAAAATTTACAAGTATAGTGTCAACAGCATATAAAAAACCAAATGAAGGAACAAAACAAGATAATTATACAAAAGATGACATTATAAGACATTTAAATGGGTTTATTCCATTAAAAACAATGGAAGAAAAAAAAATATTAACACAATTACCTATTTTCAGAACATGGATTAAATATATAAATTTAGATACAAAACAATTCAGAATAGGTGGTCTTTTAATGAAAGTTCAATATCCTGATTATATAACATTGGCAAACATAAGAACTAATTTAACATGGTCTGTACAATTAAATAATACTATTATTTATATAAGAGATCCAAGGGCAAAAGAAAATCATGAAACAGACACTTATACAGACACTTATACTGATACTTACACTGACACTTACACTGACACTTACACAGAACAAACAAGTACTACAAATAATAGAATAAAAATGATAAAAGATAAATTATATAAATTGTATATACAAGGCCAATTAACAACAAAAAAACCATAATTATTAATTAAAAACACCTTGTTCAACTAAATATTTATAAGTTCTTCCATTAACTTTTATTTTTCTTTTTGTACATGGATTAATTGTCCATTCATTATTTGATTCTATAATTAATTTATCACTAAAACTTAATTCTTTTCTACACATTGGACATACATCTTCATTATTCATTAAATTTTGTTGAATACATTTGATATGAAATAAATGACAACATCCCAATTTAATAATTATATCATTGAGTTGTTGTGTATCAAAACAAATATTACAATTAATTAGATCATTTTCTTGTTCGCCTTCTTGTGAAACTGTATCGTTTTCGTGTAATTCTTGAAGTTCTTGAAGTTCTTGTCCTTCGTTAACATCGTATACTTCATGATAATTAGGCAAAGTGTTATCTAAATAATAATCGTAATAATATTCTAAGTCATCAATAACTTTATTGTAGTCTATATAAAAATCATCTATTTCAAAACATCTTGTATAATAATTTCCATATGGATAAGCATTATTTAAAAAATTTAAATCAGTTATAATGTCACCTATATTATTTATTAAATATGTATATATAAATTCTTTAAATATATCTATTGTTTCATATTGTAAATATCTTAACAAACAACTATACCATGATTTATATAATACATAAACTGTATATGATGGATCATCTCTTCCACCTGGTTCATGTGTGTATGGATTATTATCTAAAAAAGAATGAAACATTAATAAAATAGTTTCTATACCCATGCTTGGTGTCCATTTTTCATATTTACTGTCACCCCATGTATTTAAAATAGTTGAACAACATTGACCATCTTCATACATAGTTGGATGAATCCTGACACTATCATAATTTATAAATCGTACTTTTGGAGGTGAATAAGGATAATTTTCTGGTATATCAAAATTAAGTCTTATAAATTTATGCTTATATACACTATCACTCGGAGCTTTGATAATAGTATATATTTTATTCATATTTGTTTCATCTACGTAAATTAAATAATCATTTTCTAATAAAGGTATAGATGATTGTTTTTTTTGTAAATCTAAAATTTCTTTAATTAACCGTTTATTCATTTAAATAATATAATATATAATTTTAAATATAATTTTTAAATACAATAATTAGGAAATGAAATATTTATTAATTATATCTAAAAACTATTGGGGAGCTGATCGTGCAGAATATACAGCCAACAATTTTTTAAATTTATTCTCTAAATTTTTAAATATTCCAAATGAAAATATCTTTACATTAGTCAATTCTGATGTTAATGTTAATACAGTTAAAAATATATTATATGATTTTCTATATAAAAATTATAATATAAATGAATCTATACAACAAAAATTTTATATTTATATAAATGGCCACGGTAATCAAATTACAGATACAAATGGTGATGAAATAATTGATATTAATGAAAACGAAACTCCAAAAGATAGTTTAGATGAAATATATCAATTACCAGATGGAAATATAGTGGATGATGATATTACTAATATTATTATTTCAGCTATAAAAACAAAAGTTAATTCTGATAATATACATAATATACAATTTATTAAACCGTTTGTATGTTTAGTGTCAGATCATTGTTCATCGGGATCTATGATTGATGTTATAAAAAATGAACAAGATAAATTATTTGATTGGATCACAATAGGATCATCATTAGATAATCAAGATTCTTTAATGACAGGTGATGGTAATGTAATGACAATAAATTTGTTAAACGTGTTAACAAAATTACAAAATGAAAATAAATTAGAAAATATTACAGCATTAGAATTTAATGAATTGTTTCAAAAAGAAATGAAAGAATCTTTTATAGGAGATTTACAAACAGCTACATTTCATGTATCTCATGAAAATATGTTGTTATATAAATTATTTAATTAAAAATTTTAAAATATTTCGATAATAATAAGACATACATACACAGTACCATGAATGAAATTGAATTTAATTCCAAATCTTGTAAGAAAGGATTTGGTGGATGGAAAAAAGAAGAATTACAAATGATTTGTAGAAATTTAAATATAAAATTCAAAAAGACAGACAATAAAGACACACTTTGTAATAAAATACAAGATCATTTTAAACCAAAAACTTTATTGGCAAAACCGATTGAACCAAGTTTTTTACCAGTTGAAATGTTTTTAGAAATTATAAAAAACAGTGATATAGAAAACATTAAATCATTATGTGAAACAAATAAATTATTTAATACATATTGTAAAGAAAACGATAAATATATTATAAAGTTTTTTTTAAAGAAATATAAAGTTGATTATGAAGATCCAAATAATTTAATATATGAGAAATTATCATTAAAAAAAGCAAAAACTATTATAAAAGAGTCAAATTTAAAAGAAATATTCAAATTATATTTAAAATACTATAATAAAAATAGAATTATTTGTAAAACAAAAAGATCAATAACATCTGTTCCTATATTACCAAATGTAGAAATATTTGAATGTAATAATAATAATTTAGAAAAATTAAATGAAATGGATAAATTAGAATATTTAGAATGTAATAATAATAAATTAAAAGAATTACCTTATTTGCCAAATGTTAGTAAAATAATATGTAAAGAAAATAAGTTAAATGAAATACCATCTTTGCCAAATTTAGATTTTCTTGAATGTTCTTCTAATAATATTAAAAAATTAAATGACTTTCCAAAATTGGATTATTTAAAATGTTCTGATAATAAAATTTCTGAAATTCCAAATTATCCAAAATTAAAAACTTTATATTGTGATGATAATTTAATAACTACAATATCAGCATTGTCAAACTTAAAAGTTCTTACATGTAATAATAATAGAATAACAGAATTAGCAGAATTCCCAAAATTAATTTCTTTATTTTGTGGATCAAATAATATATCTAGAATACCTGTATATAATAAATTAGAACATTTATATTGTCCAAGGAATATAATAACTGAATTACCAGAACTTCCAAAACTTAATTTTTTAATATGTGATCTTAATAGAATAACAAGAATTCCATATTATCCAAAAATAGATACATTAACATGTGCTGGAAATAATATACAAGAAATACCTGATAATTTACCTTCTAGATTAAGAGATTTATATAATAATTGCGCAAACGAAGTTGGTGAAATAGATATGATGTAAAAAAGAGCGATAAATAAATATAATTTTTTTATTTATTATATATAATAAATAAAATGACTGGAGGGTTAATGCAATTAGTTGCTGTTGGGGCCCAAGATATATATCTCACTGGAAATCCACAAATTTCATTTTTTAAAACCGTATATAGAAGATATACAAATTATGCAATTGAACCAATTGAACAAACTTTTAAAGGAACTGTTAATTTTGGGCAAAAAGTGTCTTGTGTACTTTCTCGTAATGGAGATTTATTACATAGAATGTATTTAAATGTTGAATTGCCTGCTTTAAGTAATACAAGTTCATCATGGGTAAATAATGTAGGGCATGTTTTAATAAATGAAGTATCTATTGAAATTGGAGGTCAAGTTATTGATAGACATTATGGAGATTGGTTAAATATTTGGGATGAACTTACGCAAACTGCTGAAAAGTCAGCAGGATATCATAAAATGATTGGTAATTCACTTGGAAGTGCAGGTGGTATGTTATATATACCATTACAATTTTGGTTTTGTAGAAATGCAGGATTATCATTACCATTAATTAGTCTTCAATATCATGAAGTAAAAATAAATGTTGAATTTCGTAGAGCGATTGATTGTTATATAGGCACAGCAACGACACCTGAAATAACAAATGCTTCATTAATTGTTGATTATGTATATCTTGATACAGACGAAAGACGTGAATTTACACAACAAAGTCACGAATATTTAATTGATCAGTTACAATTTTCTGGAGACGAAGTGTATGACACAACGAATGTTAGGTCAAAACTATCCTTTAATCATCCATGTAAAGAATTAATCTGGGTATTACAAACAGACGCAAGAGAACTTGCAAAGGAATGGTCTGATTATACATTAGATGGAAATGAAGAACAACCATTAATAGACGCATGTTTACAACTGAATGGACATGAAAGATTTGCAAAACGCAATGCTGAATATTTTAATTTAGTTCAACCATATCAACATCATACATCGATTCCATCACCAGGAATTTATGTATATTCTTTTTCATTACATCCTGAAGAATATCAACCAAGTGGTAGTGTAAATATGTCACGTATTGACACAGCTTTATTATTATTAACAACTAATATAACAGGTGAATATAAATTAAGAGTATATGCTACTAATTATAATGTATTAAGAATTACAAGTGGAATGGGTGGACTAGCGTATTCTAATTAATTTTTTAAATTTATTTTGTTTTCTATTAATATACAAAATATGAAATATATTAAAGAAATTACAGTAATCTTATTGATAATTACAGTAATTATATTATTAATTTTATTAACAAACTCTGAAAAAGAAAAAAAGACATGTCCAGAACCAATACCTTGTCCAAAATGCCAAGTATGTAAAGAAGTTCAAGAAGAATAATATAGATTTTAACAGTTATAAATTTTGTATTTGTATTAATATAAAATTTATTTTATTTATATTTTTTAATATAATGACAACCAATTTTGTTGATGGTATAAATATATTAAATTCTACAAATTCTGTAGGATTAAATTCTGGTGGGTCTTTAAATGTAAGAGGTGGCGCGTCTTTTGGAAAAGACATTTATATTGGTGGAAATGTAAATATTTCAGGTACAACGACAGCATTTAGTGATAATATAATATTAATAAATCAAAATCCACAAAACAGTAGTGATACTGGATTTTTATTTGAAAGATATTCTAGTGATATAACCGATAACAAAAAATATTCTGGTATTATTTATTCTGAATCAACTGATCAATATATATTTGGATATTTACAGGATGAAGCGCATAGAGGTAGTGTTACAACAAATGGTTTTATAGGATTACAATCAGAAAATTTAACTTTGTATTCAACGGAAAATACAATAGGTGTAGGATCTGGTGGCGCATTAAAAATAGCAGGTGGTGCAAATATAGCAAAAGACATATACATTGGTGGAGATGTTCATTTTATAGGTGATTTATATAAAAATAATACATTATTTTCAAATTCTGGATCACAATGGACAAGTGTTAATTCTGATATATTTTATACAACTGGAAATGTTGGTATTGGTACAACTAATCCTATTGTTAAATTACATGTATCTGGTGATGCAATTTTTACAAACATAACAACAAGTATAGCTCAAATAACAAATGCTAATATCACAAATATTACAACAGGCACTATCAATGCGTCTGCGACTGCTCAATTAACAAATATTATCACAACTAATATTTCAACAGGAACACTTCAAGCAAGTACAGGTATAACGTCCCAAAGTGCACAGCTTACAAATGCAAATATTACAACAAGTACAATTGGAACACTACAAAACACAAATTTTATCACAACAAATATTACAACTGCAACACTCCTTGTGAGTACAGGTATAACGTCCCAAAGTGCACAGCTTACAAATGCAAATATTACAACAAGTACAATTGGAACACTACAAAACACAAATTTTATCACAACAAATATTACAACTGCAA